TAGCTTAGAGAGCAGCCGGTGGATGGTCACCTGGTCGCGAATGATCACCGCGAGGGGCACTTCGAGCAGCCCGCGCGCCCGCGCCATATGGTCCGGCGCATCGGCGAGTTCCTCGATGATGGGAAGCATGGAAGTCATTCAGCCGCCTCCTCTGTCGCGGCTTCAAACCCCCATGCCGTCCAGCCCGGGCGCGGGCTGCGGCAGAACATTTCCAGCCGTGGCATGGCGGGATAGAGCCGCTCGATCTGCTCGGCGAAGTAATCGGGTTTGGCGCTGTGCCTGCCCTTCCGCTCGCGATAGACCGTCTCGGGCTGCGAGCCGGGAAGCGGCGAAACCGGGTCGCCGCGCCTGCCGATCAGCAGCAGCTCGTGCCGGTCGCGGCCCCAATAGCCGGTTCCGGCCACTTCCTTGTCCCAGATCCAATGGTGCACATAGGTGAAACCCCATGCCGCCATGACGCGGAAGGCGTCCGACAGCATCGGGTTCGTCGCCCAGAGGAAGAGGACCGCATCCGCCTTGGCCGGTGCGCCGATCTCGTCGAAGAGGTCGCAGATCGCATCCGTCGGCATGGTCGGATAGTGGTTCTCGGCGCTCTTCTCGCGCCCCGTCACTTCCGAGCGCACCCCGAACTGCCACGGCGGATCGGCATAGATAACCGGGAACTTCTGACCAACCTTGCCTGCAGTCGACGAGCCGGCCTCTGCCACATGCGCCATATGCGTCAGCCGCACGGCATGACGGATCTCCTGCCGCTTCTGGCGGATTTCCTTGGCGCGCTGGATAATCTCCTTCTCCTCGAGCCGCAGCGCCTCTTCCTGCGCCGCCCGCTCCAGGTGGCTCAGAGCCTCGCCGGCATGGACGGAGATCCGCCCGTCGCGGATGGCATCGGAAAGAGCCTCGACACCATGGTCGCGCACCCGCTTTGCGGCCTTGACCGCGCGCTCGGAAATCGAAAGCCGGCGCCCCGCCTCGCGGGCGTGCAAATTTGCATCCCCGGCTGTGCTCTGGTTGATGCCGCGTTCCCAATCGACGATCCGTGCCGCCACCATGGCGCGCTGGCTTTCCGTCAGGTGCCGGCGATGGAGGTTGAGCGAGAGCACGAAGCCAAGCGGGTCCTTGCCCTCGTATTCCTTCGTCCAGGCGTCGATGCCGACCAGATGGCAAGCCGCCTCGCGGTTCCGCCCGTCAAGGATCTTGCCGTCGAGCAACCAGACCGGCTCCTGCTGCCCGTTCGCCTCGATATCGTCGGCGAGGCGGCGCAGCTCGTCGTCAGGCAGCATGGGGAAAAGAGCGGCGAGCGGATGATGCGGCAGGCGCGTGAGCGGCGGCAGCTCCGCTGTCGGCGAAGGCTCAATCTCGGCCGGGGCAGGAAGGCGATCGACGCCCTTCTCGGGCTGAACCCGAGAATCTGGCGCGCCGGTTCCGCCCTCGCCCCCCTGCCCGATCTCCGGCGGCGTCACGCCGGCAAGCTCGCAGAGCTTCGCCGTCGGATACCAGACCGTACCATCTTTCTTGTCACGACCAATCAGCCCGCGGCCGTTCAGGCTGCGACATGCGACGACATCGGATTGTTTCTCCGCACGATAGACACCCGCTTGCAACACCGCATCGACGATCTGCTGCGCTTTTGGCCCAAGCTTCGGAAGCTGCTCACTCACGGCCTTCTTCCTTCCGATTGTTCGATGATCTTGCAGACCTCGTCCTCGTCGATACCAAGTTCGGTGGCGATCGAGTGCGTGCCGCGGTTTTCGTGGAGCCAGATCGTTAGAACGCGCTCGACAAGGACCTGGCGGGAGAGCGGCGGGGCCCCCGCCACCGACGACGGCACGGAGGAGCTTAAGGGCGGGGCAGAAAACCTCATTCCACCCTCGCCAGCCGATCGAGATATTCTACGCCGCTTGCCGTCAGCCGAACGACGTCACGGCTACGGCCGACCCAGGCGACGAAGCCAGCGGCAAGCGCCTTGACCACGGCATCACGGTCGACGTTGCGGATGAGCGTGTATGCGTCGCCGCTCNCCCGCCGCAACAGCGCGATGCAGCGCGTCCCGACCGGCCCACTGGCAGTCCAGCGCGTGGGGGAAAGGGTGGCGCGCTCCATCAGTGCACCCCCTTGCGACCAATGTCGCCGAACCCGTTCCCGCGCATGGATATGAGCGCCGCGCGCAGGCCGCGTACCGTTGCCTCGTCGTCGAGCCCGGCCGTGATGGCGGCAGCAGCGCAGGCAACTGTGACGACGCTGACGGCTGCTTCCGGGTCGTCCGGCAACAGCGCGCAGATCGCCGTTACCGTCATGGTCGAGTTCTTGGGTTTGCCATGCATCAGCGGGCACCCGCCATCATCATGGCGTCGAGGCGGGCCAGATATTGTTGAGCCGCAACGATGCGGTTGCGGATAGCTTGTCGTTCCGCAGCGTCGATGTGATCGTCATCTTCGAGCGCCGCAGCGACCGCACGTACGACATCGTCGAGAACGCCATCCAGGCGCAGGACTGCGCTGGCGGTGACCACTCCGAAGCTGGAGACGTGTTCGTCCTTCACGATCCGCGACATGGCGGTGAGCAGGAAGGGATGATCGCATCGCCGGTCTAGCTCGACGGCAAGATCGAGGCGGATGAAGCTGTCCCGCCATTCCTCGCCCGTGGAGGCGTATTTGGTGAGCGTCGAGGAAGCGACTCCGAGCGCCTCGGCTGCCCGGCTCACCCCGCCGAGCGCCTCGTAAGCCGCAGCCGTTGCGGCCTTGATGATGGATGCATGTTCGTCAGAAATTGCACGCACGAAAACACCTCTGAGTTTGGGTCAAGGAAAAAATCAACCGAAAGGATTCCGTGAAGGCCGCGCGCCGGCGGCGTAGGGTCAGCCCATCAGATCACGGAGGGCCGCATGGATAGGCAGAGGGAAAAACAGAGACAGGGACGCGCCGAAATCGGGCGCGTCCCTGCCAAGTGGCAAGGTCGCCAGTCGGGAGGAGGTAACCGGTACCTTGCTGGGGAAAATTCATTCGGCCGCCTCCGTCTGAAAGACAGGGCGCGGCACGCCGGCGGGCCATTCAGCCCCTTCCGGCCAGTTTTCGGAAAACCAAATCATCGCGCGCTCAAACGTGCCGGTGTTCAGATCGCTGCGGCCTTGCGCGAGTAAATCGAGTGTTGAGCCACGGTTAAGCACGATCGTCGAAACGCGCTGCCTGCCGATCCCCCGGGCGCGACCGAACTCGTCGGAGACTAGGATGAGTTGTTCTCGAAGCGTCATAGGAACGGAAAATGCGGAAACATTTCCGCCTAGTCAACAGAAATTTTTCCCCTTACAAGTCACCATTAGCACGGATAGAATTCCGCACATGACGGAAACAATTCACGACCGCATAAAAGAACGCTTGAGAATTATGGATTTGAGCCCGCAGGCAGCATCCATGAAAGCGGGCCTTTCGAAAGACACCCTGCGCAAGCTGCTCGCAAACAGAGACCAACTTCCCACTGGGAAAACTCTCTCGGCGTTAGCTCCTGCACTTGAAGTTTCCGAGCAATGGCTACTCACTGGCCAGGACAGCGGACCATCTCAGCCCGTGCAACCTCAACAGGAGGTGCGGGTTGCCAATATCGAATTGCCCACTAACTCTGCAATGCCGAAAGATGTGCCCGTCCTCGGCACAGCTGCCGGGTCACACCATAGAGGAGCCTTTCAACTGACCAGTGACGCGATTGATTACGTGCGGCGGCCGCCTGCGCTGATGGGCACGAAGGACATCTACTCCCTGTACGTTGAAGGCAGCTCGATGGAGCCGCAGTATTGGCAGGGGGATTTGGTGTATGTCCACCCCCACAAACCGGCGCGGTCCGGCGACGCTGTAGTGGTTCAGTGCCGCATTGGCGACGAGGAGCCCGACGGAACTGTAGAGGCCACGATTGGCCTTTACGTCCGGCGAACCGGCGAGGCCCTCATCATTCGCAAACACAACCCGCCAGCCGAGATCGAGATCAAAAACGAAGCGATCATCTCCTATCACAAGGTTTTGACCATGAATGAGCTATTCGGAATCTAGTCATTAATGACCGAATCAGTCCCAGCAAAGAGCCCGGCAATTTTGCCGGGCTTTTTCGTTTCCGCGCGCTACATGTCTGATTCAGCGGAAATCTTTCCGCCTTCATAGTTGACAGCGGAATTGTTTCCGCCTTATGCTTCCGTTCATTCCTCCCTTGTGAAGTGGCGCGGAAAAGCAGTTCGCCACCGGAGGTCTTTTCCTCGAACCCGGAGACGAAGGATGCAACCGAACGGCGGAATTCAAACCAGAAACACCATTGAGCGCATGGCCGAGACGATGCGCTCGATCGGCGAGGGCTGCACAGATCGAGATCTGATCCTGACCGGAAAATTTTCGGAACGACAGGTCAAGCTCTTCGGCCAGCGAGCCACCGAACTCGCCACCGCCATGGCCCGCGCGGCGTAGCGCCATGGCGAAGAGGGCGCGTCGCCGTGGACCCCTGCCCCTGTGGTTCATGCGCGGCGCGCTCGCCGGCCAAGCCTTCACTCTCTCCCCCCTCATCTGATCCTGCTCTGGAGCCTCTGGCCATGACTGAGCATTTCACCGGACACAACAAGGCGCTGCGCGAAGCGATCCCCAATCGCTTCTTCCTCGCCTGCGCCATCCTCGCACTCTCGATCGCATTCCTGATGTCCGCCGCGCTGGCCGGAACCACGGCCTTCCGCAAGGAATGGCAGTACGCGTCCGACGCGAAGATCTGAGGGCGAAGACATGGACCGTTTCGAAGTCGCCCGTTTCGATGAGACGAAAGCCCCCTCCGGCAAGCTCGTCGAAGTCATCGCCCTCTGCGTTTGCTGGGAACAGCAAGGGCTCTCCGACCGCCCGAGCCGCGAGCTGAAAGTGCGCGCCGTGGCGGAACTCGACAAGCGGCTCTCACAGGAGGGCCGTTGATGCCCCAGCCACTCGCCGTTCCAGTCGGCCTCGATGCAGCCACGCGCCACCAGCGCGCCAGCGTCGTGCCGGTTGCCGCCCTGCACGGCCATGATCTCACCCTGGCGATCGCGCTCTTCATCGTGGAGTGCGTCAACGAAGCAGCCGGCTTTCGCGGGGAGAAGCTCGATGCCTGATCTCCTGCCATTCCGCATCCATTTCGAAGATCCGGAGATCGCGCCCCTCGATCTCGACGCGAGCGACGCCGGGAGCGCGCGCCAGCTCGCCGCCACCCGCCGCGGCGTTCCCGCCAGCGCCTTCCGCAAGGCTAAGATCATCAGGGAGATCCAAAACAGCGAGACCGCCGAATGACGACGCCTGTTCGCCTCCAGCTTTCCCGCCGCAAGGGCTTCGACCTGCGGGCGCTTTCCGAATCGATCAACGGCCGCGAAGCCATGCACGTCGGTCGCCCCGGCCGATGGGGAAACCCGTTCGTTGTTGGCAAGCACGGCGACGCCTCCCATTGCGTCGACCTCTACAAAGCACTGCTCGCAGGATTGCTGCGCGTCGGCGCCGGCCCCGATATCGAGGCGCTCGGGCGCACCCGTCGATTTGTAGCGGAGAACGTGCACGAGCTGCGTGGCAAAAATCTCGCCTGCTGGTGCAGGCCAGGGGCACCCTGCCATGCAGACGTACTCCTCCAGGTCGCCAATCGCCCGCTGCGCGACGAGGTACGCTGATGAGCAACCCGCAGCCCTCCCCGCAGCAGAAGCGCATGGACGCGATCCGCAATCGGGTCGCGCTCGCGACCCCGGACTGGGGCATTGAATCCGATGGCGGCCGGCTCTGCCTGACTGCGGCCAGCAGCGAAGGCACTTTCCTCATCGCGACGATCGCCGCCGACGCGCCGATCGTCGACAGCGAGATGGTACTGAACGCGCCCTATGATCTAATTTGGCTGCTCGGGACCTATGACGCTCTCGCCGGCCGGTATCGCACCCTCGTCTCCGAGCTGCGCCGCCACGCACCTCCGCAGCGCCAGCAGAAGCCGAAAGATTATGCCGCAGAATGCGCGATGAAATGCGCAGAGCCGGCCTTCAAGAAATTCCTCGAGGAGTGCCACGGCCTGGCGAAGCCCCTCACTGACGATCGCGCCGCGACAAAGGTCCGCTCGATCCTGAATCTCCGCTCGCGCAGCGAGCTGAACGATGTTGCGGCCGCAGCTGCCCGCTGGCAGGGTCTGCGCAATGCCTTTGATGCCTGGAGGCGCCGAGGATGAGCAGTCGTCGTGATCGCATCCGCGCAAAGATCATGTCCCGGGTCCGCATCGATCCGGTAACAGGCTGCTGGGAGTGGACCGGCCCTAATTCTGGGAAGAACGGTCGAGGCAAGGGCTACCCCCGCATGTCTCTCGACGGCCAGACCGTCGCAGTACACATCGCCATGTGGACCAACGAGCACGGCTACATCCCCGGGAAAAAAGAACTCGACCACGCCTGCCGCAACCGCCTTTGCGTGCGACCGGAAATGGATCACGTCGAGATGGTCACCCGCAAGGAAAACGCCAAGCGCCGGGAACAGGCGAAGCGCGGCATGATCAGCCACAACGGCGGTCCAGAATTCGTATGTGAGGAAGCGTAG